GGAGGGGCCGGTCAGGATCATGTAGACGCCCTCGGCCAGACCGAAGGCGGCCTGGGTGGTGTATTGCGTTGGGTCATCGGCGTCGGCGAGCACGGCGATCGAGCAGCCCTGGCCGCGCAGGGCATAGAGGCCGCGGCGGGGGATGACGTCCTGGCCGATCAGGGTGGCGGCGGTGACGGTGGTGGCGCCGTCGGTGCCTGGGGTGCCGGCGGAGAAGGCCATGGTCATGGCCGCAGGCGTTGCTGAGGTGCCACCGGCGACGGCTGAGACCAGCAGGGAGGGGCCGCGCTGGGTGCCGTTGCCGACGTTGATGGCGCTGGCGAGGTTGGTCCAGAAGGCGGTGCCGGTGCCGGCGATGTTGTCAAACACCTCTGGCTGGAGTCCGGGCAGTGAGATCGTGGCGCGCCAGGTGCTGGCTTTGGAGCCGGTGGCCAGGGTGAAGGCGAGTTGGTTGCCGAGCGAGCCGGTGTAGAGCGCGGTGAGGACGAAGCTCGTGCCGGTGAGGGTGACGCTGGCTGCTGTGTCGGTGCCGTCGGTGACGCGGACGCAGCGGAAATTGCTGGCACCCTGCTGCACCGCGGTCGCGACCTGGGTGCCCATGTCGTATTTGCGGGGTTGGACCGGGCCAAAATTGCGGGCGTAGTCGGCCATCGAGGCGGTGATGACCGGCAGGCCGACCGGGCCCCAGGCGGCGGTGCCGACCATGCCCACCACATTGGTGGGCACGCCGTTGAGCACGAGGTTCTGCGGCGGGACGATCTGGACATAAAGGTCGGGCACCACCAGGGCGGTGGTGTTGATATTGCCTTGCTGGACGATGGGCATGGGGTCAGGGCTCCGGCTGTGCTGGGCGGATTGTCACGCGGGGGCGTGGGGCCTGTCGGGTGGGGGGAGGCGTGGTCCCGTGTGGGATCAGCCGAGAAGGGTCTGGGCCAGGCTGCCGTTGGGGATGATGTTCGTGTCGCCGAAGATCAGCGCCGGCAGGGTGGTGGTGATGGTGGTGGCGTATTCGACATCGAAGATCAGATCGCGGCGGTAGAGATTGGCGTTCTGGCTTTGGTCGAAGGTGACCGAGCGGACGAGGCGCAGTCGGGCGCTGGTATCGTCCGGCAGGGTGATGAAGGGGGTTGTGCTGAGGGCGGTGTCGATCAGGGCGGCCGTGCTGTCACGCGAGGCGGGGTCGGGGCACCAGCAGGTGAGGCGAAAATTCTGGGCCTGGCGGCGGGTGACCGTCTGGGTTTGCTGGTCGGCCACCACGCGGCCGATGATGGCGCGGGCGCCGGGGATGGTGAGTGTGGCGCCGCTGACCGTGGTGGGGCGGAGGGTGCGGATGTAGCTGGCGAGAATGCTGGCGACGAGGTCGGGGGTGTCGCCGGTGGCGGTGCGGTGGACGAAGGCCTTGTTGTCGATCAGCAGGCCGGCGACCTGTCCGGTGTCGGCGCTGCCGGCGAAGGTTGCGGTGCTGGCATCGGTGGTGACGCTCAGCGTGGGGGGGATGGTGGCCAGGGGCAGGGCTGGATCGATATGGCGTGTGGTGACGCGGTAGGACTCGCCCGGGTGGATGGTGACGGTGATGTGGCCCTGGGCGAGGTCGGTGCTCAGCGCGGCCGCATTGGGCCAGCCGCGATAGATGCGGCAGAGGCTGCCGAGGACACTCGGGGCGTTGATGCCTTCCGGGTAGAGGGTTGTGGTCACCAGGGTGGCGAGGGTGGCCTCGACGTCGGACTGGTCGGCCATGCTGGGGTTCCTTCGGAGCCGGGGATCAGGGAGCCTGCTGGACGGTGAGGCGCCAGGCCTGATCGGTCAGTTCGGCGCCGGCGACGACATTGGTGCGGCCGAGATCGTCGGTGATGCGGTCACCGTTGAGCACGCGGACCGCGAGGCTGACCGGGAGCAGGACGATATAGGTTCCGGTGGGGAGCTCGCCGGCGATGCCGTAATCGGCGGTGCCGGTGCTGCCGGAGCCCAGAAATCTCGCTGGCCATGCCTGGGCAAGCAGCGTGTCTGTCGCTGTGATGGTGCCGCCATAGACGTTGAGGCCGGCGGTGCTGGCACTGGCGGGGCGGGTGATGTCGATCAGGCGGGTGCAGCGGGTGCAGAGTGGCGGCAGGCTAGGCTGCTGGGCGGCGATGAACCAGGTGGCGTGGTCGGAGACGCGGCGCAGCAGATCGCCGGGGCGGGTGATGGTGGTGTCGAAGGCACCGGTCCAGTAGGGCTGGGTGTCGGTCACGGCGCGGTTGACATGGCCGCTTTCGGGAAGGAAGGCGGCTGGGATGCGCTGAATGAGATTGCCGGGATCGAGGGGGAAGAGCAGCGCCTGTGGGCGGAAGATGTCATGGGGTGAGCCGATGCGGCTGGCGGTGCGGGACTGGCCGAGGGCGAGCCTTGCCTGGAGGGTTGCGGCGTCCATCAGACCACCAGCCTGAACCCGCCATCGCCCAGAGACGGGCCGGGCGGGACACCGAAGAAGCCGCAGAGGCGGCGGCGCCAATCGTCAAACAGCCTGGTGCGTTCGGCGACCTCGCGGGCGTTGCGGGTCCAGGCGGCGGCGCTGTCGGTGTCCAGGGTCGATGAGGCGTCGGTGATGGCGGCTTCGAGGGTGGCGAGGGTGGCAAGATAGGTGCGGGCGACCGTCTCCTCGGCGCCGGAGAGCCGTTGGAGGCGGTATTCCAGCATTCCGTAGGCTTGGTAGAAGCGCCAGTTGCTGAACCCGCCATTGCCCAGACCGTAGGCCGGGTAGCCCATGTGGCGGCGCAGATCGGTGAGTTCGGCGTCAAGAAAGGCCATGTAGGGGCTCCGTTCGAGAATGGCGCAAGGCGGGGCGCCCCTCTCCCGGAGCGGGAGAGGGGCGTGTGCTTCAGGCGGCGGTCATGGGTGCGCCGGCGGCGAGCAGGGCGGCCTTCAGCTTGGCGTCGAGATGGACGGGCTGGCCTTGATGGAACTGGACCAGCTTCTTCTCGAAGTGGAAGCTGTAGGGGGTGGTGAAGGTGTAGACCGAGCCGCTGGGCATGGTCGCCTTCATGGTGGCCGCGGTCAGTTGGGTGACGCAGCCGTTGATCACGCCGGGGGTGGTGGTGCGCAGCTGGTCCTGCGGCTCGGGACTGGCCATCCGGATCAGCCGATATGCTCGACCATGACGGCGCGCTTGTAGTTGGCGTTGGTCGCAGTCGGGATCGTGGTCGGGTTGGTGGTGGTGTCGGACGGGGCGCAGAAGCCGCCGATCCAGAACCAGCTCTGGGCGATGATCTGCTGGAGGCGGTCGATTGGCTCGCGGGTGACCATGGCGATGCCGTCGACCATGGAGATCACGCTGTCCTCCGGCGCCACATCGGCGCTGGCCATGCCGGCGAAATCGCCTTCGATCAGCGCGCCCTGGCCAACGATGATCGGACGGCGGATCACTGCCCCGGAGATCGAGGGGTGGTTCTGGACATAGGCCTCGGTGGTCGGGATGAAGCGCAGGCCGAGGAAGTCGTTGATCATGCCCTTTTTGAAGACCTGGTTGGCCGAGGTGGCGCCCTGGAAGAGCTGACGGAAGTCGTTGTCGGCGAAGAGTTGGCGGGCGCTCACCGGGTCGAGATAGCAGTTGTAGACGCCGTCGATCTCGGGGACGGCGTTGAGGCGGAGTTGGGCGACGGCGTTGAGCAGGGTGCCCATGGTCAGCACGTCCGTGGCCTGAAGCAGGCTCGAGTTGCTGCGGCCGTTGGGGCGCATGATCGAGCTGGCGGTGGCGGAGGTGACGGTGTTGCCGGCGGTGGCGTCAGCGACCGTGACGCTGCTGCTGAAGGTCAGCACGCCGGAGATGCCGTTGGGGGCGGTGGAGACGTTGGTGGCGTCCGTCGTCACGCCGATCAGGGTGTAGGCGTTGCTGCCGACCGTGACGGTCATGCTGGCGCTGCCGCCGACCGGGGTCTGGACGCCGTTGACGAAGGCATACTGGAAGCCTCGCACGTCATCCACCGTGACGGCGACACCTGCGGAGGCGAGGGTGGTGCGCACGCGGGTGTTGCCGCCGAAATACGGGGCGAAGAGGGCGTTGCGGGCCAGCTCGTCGAGGCTGCGGGCGGCCTGTTCGCCGTTGATGGCGGCGTTGAGCAGGAACTGGCTGGCGATGCCGACGCGCGAGGTGACGACGTTGAGGTCGGTGGTCGCGGCGTAGTGGTTGATGGTGATGGTGAACTGCTCGACGCTGAAGGTGGAGGGCGTCAGGCCGTTGTCGAAATTGGTATTGGTGGCGGGCAGGATCGGGGTGGTGACGCTCGGTTTGAGGCCGGCGCGGGTCTTGGTGAGGGTTTCACCGATGCCGACGGCGAAGTCCTGGCGGTCGGCGCACATGCGGTAGCCGAGGCGGGAGTGGAGTGCGGCCTCGAATTCGCGCTCCAGGAAGCCCTGCTGGATGATCGGCTGGAGAGCGGCGGGAAAGTTCTGGATACCCATGGGTGGTTCCTTCGGGGGATGAGAATGGGGTCGCTTCAGGCGCGGTGCCTGGGGAGGCGACAGGGCAAAGGAGTGTTTTGCGTCAGTGCTTCAGCAGGGCGGCGCGGGCGGACTGCCATTCGGAATGGGTCATGTCCGTGGCGCGCTTGGCGGCGGGCGGGGTGCTGGGCGGGGCCGAGGAGAGGCTGCTCGTGGTCGGCGACTGGAAGAGATAGGGCTTGGCCCGCTTCAGCTCGGTCATGAGCTTGGCGACCCCCTGGATTTCGCCCTTCTCGTCCAGGGTGAGGGGGGTGGGGTCGACCAGCTTGAGACCGTCGAGGTCGATCATGCCGGCGCGGATGGCGTGGGCCTTCAGTTCGGAGTGCACGAGACGCTGCGTTGTGCGGGCCTCGAGCTCGGCGATCTTGGTTTCGAGTTCGACGATGCGCGGGTCTGCCAGGGGTTCGAGTTTGGTGTCATCCGTCATTCTTGCGGCTCCGGGGTGATTCGGCCGAGTTCGGCCGTGATGTCGTCGACTCCGTAGAGGTCGGCGATGCTGCGCAGCGCGGTCTCGCGGGACAGCAGGGCCTGACCGGTGAGGGTGGCCAGGGTCTGGGCGTCTGCCCGACGATCGTCAGACGTCGGGGGGTACCAGCGAGGCCATTTGAGGCTGATGCGGGGGAGGGGGTCGAGCCGGGGGAGGTCAGTGCCGCCGGCCTGCAGCCTGTAGCGGCTTGTGGCTGTGAGGATCATGTGGGTGAGGTCGAGGATGCCGCGGCCGTAGCTGATCCGCAGGTTGTCGGCGAGCCAGATCAGGCCCTGGTTCATCATTTCGAGCGCCCTGCCTGACTGTGGGGTGGTGAGGCGTTCGGGACTTGCACGATTGCCGTGGACCGTTTCGAGGGCGAATTCTCGCAGGGTGCGGACGTATTCGATCACCGCCTGGCTGGCGGTGCCGTTGATCTCGAGCAGGCGGGCGTCGCCCTTCTCGCTGACGACGAGGGCGTTGCCGCCGCCCCGGATCAGCTCGTTGGTGTCAGTGGCCGGTTCGCGGATCAGCAAGGTGGGGTCGGAGCTGTAT